AGGTGATGCGTCTATCAATGGCGAGTATGACATGGTGTTGGATGGTAAGGTAGACGATGTTAAATCTACTACACCCTACGGTTACGACAACAAGTTTGCCAGCTATGATTCGTTAGCCTATGCAGATGACTTTGGCTATGTATCCCAGCTTATAGGCTACGCTGTAGCTGCTAACAAAGACGTTGGTGGGTGGTGGGTGATTAACAAAGTGAATGGGCAGTTCAAATATGTAACTGCTGAGACAGCTAACGTAGATGAGGTGATGGAGTCTATCAAAGCTACAGTTGATTACATCAATAACGATGAACCCTTTGAGCGTTGCTTTAAGCCTGAGCCAGAAACGTTTAGGAAGAAAGCAAGTGGCAACATGAAGCTGTGTAAGACATGCTCATGGTGTGACCATAAGAAGAAGTGTTGGCCTGAGTTGCAGGAGCTACCATCTAAGGTATACTCTGGGTCAAAGCTACCACCGTTAATAGAATATACTTACGTAGAAGGATAAGCTGACATGACTAAGGTTACACTAGACGATATTGAATATGACACAGAGAACTTCACAGAGGAGCAGACTGAGTTGCTTAAGGAGATTCAGATCAATGGCAGTGCCAAAGGAAATATAAACTATCAGCTGTATTGTGTAAAGGCACAGGGCGATAGGCTAGTAATAGAACTAAAGCATTCTCTAGCAAAAGCTAACGCCAATGGCGCGAACTAAACGGTATCACGCTAAAGGCAAGTACAGGAGTGGTCTTGAAAAAGATACTTCCCTTGTACTTGCTGAGTGTCAGAAGGCTGTTCGCTATGAGCAGCTGAAGATAGAGTGGGAAGACTTGCACTACCGCACTTACACCCCTGACTTCCAGTTAGACAATGGTATACTAATTGAGACTAAGGGATTATTTGATTCTGCAGATAGAAATAAACATTTGGAAGTACGTAAGCAACACCCAGAGCTAGACATCAGGCTTGTATTTAGCAACTCTAAGGCTAAGCTTTACAAGGGTGCTAAGTCTACATACTCAAATTGGTGTGACAAGCAAGGGTTCCTGTGGTCGCACAGGGTTATACCTGAGGGGTGGCTTAAAGAAACAGGGGATGTTATAGGTTTAGTTCGTATACCCCTTAAGTACGAGAGGATAAAACGATGACCTATGAGTTAGCAGATGATGAAATTGCTTTTATTATAAGGCCAACAAACCTTAGTAATAATATTTCTGAATGGGATGGCAGCATAGGTACAGGGGTAGCAGTAGGTGATAACTTCTCTCACCCCCAAGAGATTCTTAAAGACTTACTTTATGTAGCCACCTTATGCAGTGCCTTCTTAGATTTAATGGAGATTGATGAGGATATATTTGATAGGGTTGCCGACCATAGATACAAGCTAATGATGGTAGAACTTAATAAGCGTAGCAAGGAAGATAGCTCTTTACAAGAGACTAAAGGTGAGGTAATAAACTTCAACGCTTATACAAAAACAAAGGGTGAAGCATGACTAATTTTGATCCAGTTGAACGCCCTGCCCACTACAATATGGGTGGCGTAGAATGTATTGATTACATCAAGCAAGTAGTAGGCTTGGATGGTTTCATTGCTTACTGTCACGGCAACATGATTAAGTATCAGCATCGTTACCGTTACAAGCAGAAGCCTGCAGAAGATATGCTCAAAGCTGCATGGTACTTAGGTAAAATGAATGAAGCTCTAGCGGAGAAGCACCGATGAAGGTAAGGTCTTTTAGCGTCACGTTCTTAATCAACATTGATGAGAATAATAATATACTAGGATCATATGAAGATGCACACACTGATGACGTTAGTGATCTTGTAGTGGATACATTCTATGATATAGACGATGTTACCGTACAGAATATCTTAGTAAAGGAAAGAGATAAATGATTACTAAAGAAGACATAGATTCTCTTAGGTACAAGACAGACATAGAAGAATACAATGATAGGTATAAAGAAGATGGTTCACTATTAAATGATCTAGCAGCATACAGCCAATGGGCAGAAGGTTTAGTACTAACTAAAGGAGACACTAGGTTATTAGAGAACATACTAGGCCTAGTGGGTGAGGCAGGTGAAGTAGCTGAGAAATTAAAAAAGAGTTTAAGGGATGGTAATAAGTTAGATATTGCTGGACTAAAGTTAGAGTTGGGTGATGTCTTGTATTACATAGCAGTAACTGCTAATCATATAGGAAGTGACTTACAAGAGATAGCTGAAATCAATATGGAAAAACTAAACAGCCGCAAAGAACGTGGTGTATTACAGGGATCAGGTGACAACAGATGAATAACTATCTACCAACAGACTACCAATCATTCATACACAAGTCACGCTATGCACGTTGGCTGGACAAAGAGGGAAGGCGTGAGACTTGGGGCGAGACAGTATCAAGATACATGGAGCATATCGTATTACCTAACGCAGGTAGTAGCTCATACATCAGAGAGATTGAGCAAGCTATCCTATCATTGGATGTCATGCCTAGCATGAGAGCCTTGATGACAGCTGGACCAGCTATGGCACGAGACAATACAGCTGGGTACAACTGTTCCTACCTACCAGTAGATGACATGAAAGCTTTTGATGAGGCTATGTTTATCTTGCTGTGTGGTACAGGTGTAGGGTTCTCCGTAGAGCGACAGGCAGTTACTAAACTACCTGATATTCCTGAGTTGTCTGATAGTGACACAACTATCGTGGTCAAGGACAGCAAGGAAGGCTGGGCTAAATCTCTACGTGCAGTGATCTCACTACTGTATGCTGGTGAGATACCTAAGTGGGATGTGTCTCTTGTTCGCCCTGCAGGTGCCAAGCTTAAGACATTCGGCGGTAGAGCATCAGGCTCAGCACCTTTGGTTGACCTGTTTAACTTTGTCATCAAGACATTCAAGGACGCACAGAACCGTAAGCTCTCATCTCTTGAGTGTCACGACATCATGTGTAAGATTGGTGAGGTAGTTGTAGTAGGTGGTGTACGTAGGTCAGCTATGATCAGTCTATCAAATTTATCTGATGATCGTATGCGTCATGCTAAGTCAGGCAATTGGTGGGAGAACAATCCACAACGTGCCTTATCTAATAACTCTGTGTCGTATACTGAGAAGCCAGATGCTGTATCATTCTTACGTGAGTGGCAAGCACTAGTAGAAAGTGGCAGTGGTGAACGTGGTGTCTTCAATCGTGAGGCTTCTAAGAAGCAAGCAGCTAAGAATGGTAGACGAGATGCTGACTATGAGTTCGGTACGAACCCTTGCAGTGAGATCATCTTACGACCAAATCAATTCTGTAATCTTACGGAGATTGTAGTACGTTCTACTGACGACATCCAAAGTCTTTCAGAGAAGGTTCGTATAGCTACCATCCTTGGTACTATCCAATCTACCTACACAAAGTTTCCTTACTTGCGTAAGATATGGCAGAAGAATACAGAAGAAGAACGTTTGTTGGGTGTGTCTTTGACTGGTATCATGGACAACCCTTTAATGACCACAGAAAATGAGGGGTTAGATAAAACTCTTGAGTACCTTAAATCTATATCCATTGCTACTAATGCTAAGTGGGCTAAACTGCTTGATATTCCTGTTGCTGCTGCTATCAGTTGTGTCAAACCTAGCGGAACGGTATCGCAGTTGGTTGACTCCGCTAGTGGAATACACGCTCGTCACTCAGCCTATTATATTCGTACTGTTCGTGGTGATAATAAAGACCCACTAACAAAGTTTATGAAAGACCAAGGTGTACCTAGTGAGCCAGATGTAATGAAGCCAGACCAGACTACTGTGTTTAGTTTCCCTCAGAAGTCTCCTGACAACGCAGTGGTTACTGCTGACATGAGTGCGATAGACCAACTTAATATGTGGTTAGCTTATCAGAGATCGTGGTGTGAGCATAAGCCATCGGTGACAATCAACGTCAAGAAAGATGAGTGGTTTGAGGTAGGTGCATTTGTTTACAAACACTTCGATGAGATGTCAGGTGTATCTTTCCTACCATTCCACGAGCATACCTACCAGCAAGCACCTTATCAAGATTGTTCTAAGGAAGATTACATATCCTTATTATCTTTCATGCCTAAGAGTATTGACTGGACATCACTATCAAACTATGAGAAAGAAGATAATACAGCAGGCAGTCAGACACTAGCATGTTCTGGTGATTCCTGTGAAATCGTAGACCTAGTATAAAGGAACTAAACTATGAAGCCAGTACGTAAAAGTTTTAACCGTGCCTTGTATCAAGCTTATGATAAGAAGGCTAAGGACACTTTGGTTAGTCTATTAGAAAGTAAAGGTCACACTATTGTCAACACTGAAGAGAACTACTTTGTAGATGTAGTATCTCAGAAGGATGGCTACACATACTTCAATGAGGCTGAAGTAAAGGTAGCCTGGAAAGAAGATTGGCCTGCGCATTGGGAAGAGATCCGTATCCCTGAGCGTAAGCAACGCCTACTAGATAAGTATGAGGGTACTAATGGTGTGTTAAACTTCTATGTATTCCGTGAAGACATGAAGCAAGCTTGGCGTATCAAAGATAACCTACTTACTAAAGAAAGTTTAGCTGAAGCTAAGGGTAGATACATACAGAAGGGTGAGCTATTCTTTCACATCCCCTATACATCAGCTGAGTTGGTGATTACATGATGAAAGAAACTTATTTAGCTGGCCTTAAAAAAGATATAGAAGATACAAACTATGCCTTGGCTGAAAAATATGACGCAGTAAATCGACCTGCTCACTACAATATGGGTGGGGTAGAATGTATTGATTACATCAAGCAAGTAGTAGGCTTAGATGGGTTCATTGCTTACTGCCACGGCAATATGATTAAGTACCAACACCGCTACCGATACAAGCAGAAGCCTGCAGAAGACATGAAGAAAGCTGCATGGTACTTAGAGAAGATGAACGAAGCTTTGGCAGAGAAACATAAGTAAGGGTAACCTATGGGCAGACCAACCAAGAGATCTAAGAATGACTTACCGCCTCTTGAAGAAGAGGCCAAGGCTTATGTAAAAAAGAATCGACCCAAAGAAAAACCCCTGACCTCTCGCAGGTATCTAGCTGGACAAGCCTTAGCTGGATTACTTGCAAGTGGCAGGGGTCTTGGTCATGTCGAAGAGGTTAAGAGAGAAGCCTACAACTGGGCAGACATAATGGATGATGATGACTAGTCTAGGTTAAGATCTCCATGCCATATGTCATCGTAACTATCTAATATAGTTTGTATCCTCTGTAAAGTTTGGAAGGGGTCTTCTTGTTTAAGTATATCTGAGAGGGTCCCTTCTATACCAAGGTAATCCATAACTTTTTTTACTTTATCTTTATCTGCTTTTGCAATCACCCTTACCGCCTCTAGACTTTTAGGTATTGGGCTGTTTTTCATAAGAGAGTCAACTTTTTGTTTTGCTTGTTTGATAGTTGCCGCAATAATTAATTCTTTATCTGCTTGAGATTTAGTATAAAAATCAGGGTTCTTAATCAGGTACTCACGAGCCGCTGCCTCTAAGAAGGGGGCTAGGATTCTATTCATGTAGTTCTTTACTTCTGGGCTAGACGTCTGAACATTAACAGATTTCCAGCTAGACATACCAGCAGCATTAAACATACTATCTATGCTGGTTGGTTCAGATACAGTACGAACACCAAGCAATTGCTTACTCTGATCTGTATTTCTATTGTTACCTCTAGTTGGGGAAGCTTTGGTTGGAAGTTCAGAGGACATCCCCGCTAGACCAGTAAAGAAATTATTTACATATTTTAAACTGTTGTTGAATTTCTCTGGTCCCTGTTTTAAATCAGGGTTCATGTTCTTATCCGTTAATAAACCATACACTACGTTGAGTGGGTCAAGTGGCCTTAAAGCCCCACTTCCAATTCTTTGTAGGATCGGTCCAACAATTGCCCCACCTATATTTGTAACTGCATCAAGAGCATCTTTATTACCCTTACTTGCCTCAATAAGATTTGTTACATACTCTCTCAAGGATTTATCAAGGTCTGTTACATCACGTATCGACTGCCCACCTA